CCCGGCCGCCAACATTTGTAGGTTTCCCCAAAAATGGCGACACACCCTTGACAGTTGCGGGTTGTGTGGTATCATGCGGGCGGGGTGTGTTGTAGGTTTCCTACAAAGGGTGTGGGGTGCAGGGGAGCGCGGAACAGCCCTACGGCCCGCTAATATGGAGAGGGCTGTAGGGCTGTCCTGAAGTGCTGTATTTAGTTTAGCACATCGAGTACCTGTTGCCAAGCTTCAATCTTTGCCAGATTGTCGCCAATTCGATGATGCAAAGTAATCGGATTGACACAGTGAGGGTCTGCCAAATCTTCTAGCATTCCTGCGTTGTTGCGCTTTGCGTTGTCGATCCAGCGAGTGAGGCGGGCTACAAGGGCTGCGTTGGTTTCCATGCTCTTATTCTAGCACAGATTACCGTAAGTGCCGATAGTAGCTGTTGATCTTTATTGCGCCTTCCCAGTCGTCATATTTCATTACCTTGATATCGTCAATGCCGAGTAGCACCATTGCGCGGGCTGTGCTCATGTTTTGAAAACAGCTTAGGTGAAAATCGGCTCCGTAAGAGCCTGCTGCAACATAGAGCTCTTCTGAAGTAATTGCTTTCTTGCAATCATCGCAAGTAATTGTGACTTCAGTTGTTGTAGTCATCAATCACGCTTCCTGTCTACTCGAATGATGTTGCCTTTTCCGTAAATTGCCGTAGCAATCAGGCGGGCGGCATGTGTAAAGTTGTCAGCTTTAACCGTGAACTTGCCTACGGTAGTCATCACGTACCATTCTTTGACTTTCTTAGCCATGAGGGGTGTCCTCCATGCATTTGCCGTTCTCTTCTGCAATAGCTCCCGTTTTAAGCTCAGTAGCCATTTGTTCGGCTGCTTTTGCTTCAAGCTCTCCCATATCGTCCTCATGGGCCGCAATGTAGGCCATGATGCGGTTAGCTTCGGTTCGCATAGCGTCTGCCCGGTCAAGGTGCCATTGTCTGTGTTCTCGCGCCTGCTTACGCTTTGCTGCCTGAAGCCGCATCTTGTCGGCCTGTCGTGAGGCCGTGAGGTTAAGTCGAATACCCATGATTATTCGCCGCCCTTCGGAACATCGACAAAGGAGCCGACAGGAGCGATCCAGACGTTGTGCTTTTCGCGCATTCGGCGGGATGCGTATTCTTCGATTGCGTCGCGGTCGCGGGACTGAAGGCGGAGCTTTCCGTCTACCCATACGCCCATTTTCTTGCCAGCGGGCTTAACTTCCTGTACCGGGGAGGTCATAGATTCTCGCTCTTTCACGATTCGTTCTGCGTCACCGCCGAAAACGATACGTTCAAGCTTAATTTGCTTATCCCAGTTGAGAGAAGTTCCGATGTTGAGAGAATCGAGCTGAGACGTGATAACGGGGAAAGTGAACATTAGTTTCCTTTGTGAGAGAAGTGGCGAACGGCTTTAGCGTAGCCGTTCAGGTGTCCGAGGATTGTGCCTAGTGAGAAGGCGACAAGGGAGAGGGCAACATACGGTAGCTCTTCCATTAGAAGGGCCTTGCTGCTAGCCGAAATGCCATGCGGCGCATTTCGTTTGCGTTGCCGTGCATGATGAGTTTGCCGCGGGGAGTGATGAGGCACCAGATAAGGAAATTCTTATTTGCGCCAATGCTCATCGTGCGGGCCTGCCAACGTCCGTTAGCAATCCGCAACGCTCGGGAGCGGTAGATTGCTAGGACGGTTTCCTGGAGCGCGGGAGTGAGTGATTCAAACGACATATCCATGTCAAGGGGGCCTACGGTAACCGTTCGGCTGTGGCGGCTTGCCATACCTAGAGCATAACAGATTGAAACCCCGCCATGTGACGGGGTTTCAATCTTTGTAGGCTACCTACTAACGCGTTGTCGGACTTCTCCAAGATCAGCTTCCAAGCCCGGTAGCGTTTGCTGTACCGCTGTGGCTTTATCTAGAAGCGTTACCCGTACCTTCCGGGAGTCTGGCTCCCAACGGAAGATTTCTTGACCGTCAGGGGCAAAGTAGCAACGGTCATGGATATGTGTAACCTTGCCGACTCGGGAGTGTTCGATTTCTCCTACTGTCCACGTCACTCGGATTGTGTCTCCTAAGTCAATTGAGGCAGGAGTGATATAGCGGGGGTCACGCTTTCTCATTGGGAACCGCCCACGTTGCGAACCATGCGCTAGCTGCAATACCCAATGCCACAATACCGTAAGTGACAAGTTCCTCTGTCGTCACGGTTCCGTCCTGAGTGACGGATACGGCTGAGACAGAGAGAGTACCGGCAAGGGCTACGGCGGCTGCCATTGTGGCCTTGCGGGTCCGCGCGAGGTACCCCGGCTCATCTTCCTTTGCATGAGCTGCGAGCGGAGCGCCGTTATCGTTTAGCGATTCTGCCGCAAGTCGCGCGTTCGTTTCTCGAATTTCGCGCCGGGTGTCGGCATCTTCAGGCAGATTACTAGTCATGTCTTTTCTCCTAAGGGATTAGAAAGGTGTAAATAAATGAACCAGAGGCTAGAGCAACAGTTACCCATGTCCACCAGGGAGCACGGCGAGATTGCACGTCGTGTCTTAAAGTGGATAGGTCGCTGTTGTCAGCTTTTAGTGCTAGAGCTGTTCGGAGTTCCGCAATTTCTTTTCCACGATTCTCGAAACGTTCGTCTACGAGAGTATTGCGCTGTATCCACTCTGCTCTAGCAACGGACTGTTCACGATAGAGAGAAATCTCAGCCCGAAAGTCTCTGATATCCTCTTTTAGATCATCTAACTTGCTTGCGACAACCTCTAGACTAATGTTGTCCGTCATGGTATCAGCGGTTAAGCTTATCCCAAGTGGCAGGGCCGACAAGCCGGTCTACCGTCAAGCCGTTGCGAGACTGGAAATCAGCAAGAGCTGCCTTAGACTTCGGACCCCATACGCCGTCAACAGCAAGTCCGTAACCGTGACGATTAAGAGCTGCCTGAATATCAGTGTAGGTAAGCTCCCCGGAATGCTTGCTAGAGGGGCGGCTACCGGCATTCTGAGCGGCAGCAACAACTTCTGCGGCGTGCCGTTCGTGCGCCTGCTGCGTCTGCGGTCCCCACACGCCGTCAGGAGTGCCCGCATTGAGGCCCCGAGCGTTTAGAGCTTGCTGATATTCCTTGTAAGCCTGACGGGTAGCCGGGCCTTCAATACCGTCAACAACAATATTCCACCCACGAGACTTAAGCCAATTCTGCCGGTCCCGAGTAACGGCAATAGGAGCGGCAGAGGCAGGAGCCCAGTTACCCGTCCAATTGAAATGCACTACGTCACCAGGGCCATACCAGGTATAGCCAAACTCTGCAAGGCGTGGACGCCATTTCGCATAGTCTCGAACGTCAACAGCGATACCGCCGTCCCGCACGTGCGGGCTAGTCTTAGCGGGCATAGCGGGCTTGTACAGGTACGGCGGGCGGTTAGCCGGTCCGCCCTGATTCCAGCGGTTGATAAGTACCTGCTGCTGGCCTTCGGTACGCCCTGCGGAGTTGATGGGGGCTATCCCATACTTATCCTCCATTGCGTTAATAGCTGCGGCGGCGTCATCACGTAGCCACATGCCGGAATGATTCTTTAGTGCTCCCATTGCCTTTTCCTTATCTCTTGCTGATTTCCGCAAATGCATTGCGGGTGGAAGGGCGGTCAAAATAGACTTGCCCTGTATTAAATGCCGTTCGCAAATACTGAAGTAGCGGGTTGCTGAACGTTACCAACTGCTTTCCCACCTCCATTTTCTCGGGAAGTAACGTGAGGTCTAGAACGCTATCTTTGGGAAGCTTTCTTTGAACGTAATACTTTTGGCTTTTACGATCAAACCAGATAGCAACTGTCCCGTATTTTGTTTCTAGGTTGAAATGGTGTCGAGCTGTAGAAGGCTTGATATCAATGAGGTTTTCCCCATTATCGTCAAACTGATTCTCTACTGCGTAATCTCCAAATTCTGTACCTTGAATGAATTTACCAAAACGCGTTTCGTATACGCTATTCTTAAAGTCAGCGGCGTCCGGGAAATGACACGCAACAAAACCGCTGTGACTTTTGCTAAGCTCGGGCAACTTATCGGGACGAATTTCAAAATACATGAAATACGGATTCATAATAGATACGGAGTTAGCACAGAATAGAACAATTGTTTTATCTTGATTACGATCTACTGTGCTATAGAATCCAAGGAACGCGTTAGCCTCATCTTTGAGGTATTGGCGTCCGTGTTCTGCAATAAATTCATCAAAGATAATTGTTGTTACCTTGTGAAAAGAAGCAGACTTAACATTCTGCGCCTGACTTAGTGCAACAAAATACGCAATGGTTACCCATTCACGTTTCTTATCTCCCCGAGTTTCGGCGGGGGCCATTTGACCTTCCCAGCCGTGAATTTGAAAATCATACTCGGGAAATTCATGCGAGAAATCGGCAAAGAATGTCCGCTTTGCAATGGAAAGTTCTTCCTTGTAGCGGCGTAAATAAATAAACTGTTCGCCTTTGCGAATAAACTTACGAACGCTTCTCTTTTTGGCGTCATAAGTTTTTCCCATTCCGCGGCCACCTGCACAAAAGTTAAAAATGGCGTTATAGGATAGGAGCCGGTCAAAGCTATACCACGGGTGAACTTTCCGAAGGGTTGCAACCATGCCCCTATCCTATCACAGTCCGTAACGTGCCATAAAGTCACGGGGATTCATGCTAGAAGTATTCCAGCGATATCCGCCCGTGTGCGTTTCAAAATGCAAATGTGCTCCAAAGCTTGCGCCCGTGTTTCCCACTTGGCCGATAATCTGCCCCTTTGCCACATTTGCACCTACACCTACAGTTCTACTCCCTGCGATCATGTGTCCGTAAAGGGTGGCAATGCCGCCGCCGTGATCAATAACAATCGCCTGACCATAGCCACCATGAGCGGGGCTAGAGATTTGAACTGTGCCAGCTCCCGCCGCAGGAATAGGCACACCCGCCCCGGGAGCCATATCAATACCGGCGTGCAAACGTCCGTTACGTGGCCCGTATTCGCTTGTCACAGTTCCCCCGGCAACGCCACCTGCCCAGGGAGCTTTACGCGGGTCAAAAGGCCACATAAATTGCCCCGACCCCGTACCCGGTGCGGGCGGCTGCGGAGGCTCGGGAGGGACGTAAGCGTCAGTTGCATACCATAGCCCTCCTGAAGTAGGAACTGCGAGGATGGAAGTGTCATCATCGAAAATAGCTTTAAGCTGATTTCCGTATTCCTCAATTTTGAGAAGCTTAGCCACAATTTAAACCTTTCAGCGGGGAGGGCCATTAACAGCCCTCCCCGCCAGATAGTCAAAGGATTTGATCGAACTTCAGGAACGAACCTCGGCGCATGTAGGTATCTCCCGCGCCTGCCGTGTGCTGTCCGAACTGAAGCTTAATCTCTCCGCCCGTAGCGCCAAGAATTACCAGAGCACTAACTTCGGTTGCCGTGCGAATATTGCTACTGATTCCGCCAATTGTCACAACACTATTAGCCTCCAACGCCGTCCGGTCAACGGCGCTAATGGCTGTAGCCGCGGTATCAGGAAGGTTATTAGCATTCCAGTAAATAATTGCGCCAGCGGGCAGATCAAGTTTAATATCCGTATCCACTGCGGTAGGTGAACTAGTAATGAGCTTACCGGTAACAATTACCTGAGCACCCGGCTTAAACGCGCGCCGCAAATCAAGGTCGTCCACCAGCGCAACATTGTTATTCAACTGCGAAGTAGTCTTAACTCGATACTCCGTATCAGGAGCGACCTTAGCAACAGCAGGAGCGAACAGCTTAAACAGTGGCGTATCACCCAGAATCCCAATCTGCGGGAAGCTGAGGAATTTAGCATTTCCAGAAAGGGAAATTGCACCCGATCCGGCAGGGGGTCGCACCATTTCGCCCACCAGCGGCCCAATAATCGGTTCCTGCGTGTACGGGCCAGGGCCTACCTGCAAAAGCGGCCCATACTCTCCCATACCGCGCCCTTGGACGTATACCCCGTCTGCGCGAACCTGAACGCCGCCGCCAGACCCGTGATCATTCAGGTTAACCCAAATGCCAATTCCCGGGACGTGGCTATCAACTGCCTTATCGGAGCAGAAGAAAGTCTGTGCATCCATTACGCCGTTTTCCGGCTCTCCACAGAAAGAAACAATGGTGCCAGCTCCGGAAGGGCCTGTTACCGTAGTAATTGCGTGGCGGCATCGAGAAATCCGGCCGCGAATAACCCAGTTGCGGCAAGCGCCGGAAAGGGAAACGCCGTAGCCAACATGGCCTTCATCCAAATCATTACGGAACTCATCAATATCTGCATGAATATCAATGTTCACACAATGAATAAGGCCAATTGCAGAACTACCGCCGTTACGGAGCTTCAGTCCCGGAGCAAATGTTACCCCGTCAATCCACCAGAGAGAGAACATAGTTGACGTTCCCTCTTGTGTTGCATACCGAATTTCTCCGGTTCCATTAAACACAATGGAAGGCGCCATTGTAATTTTGTAAGCTCGGAGGTTATTTGCGACCGTCATTGCTCGATAGAAAGGCGCGTCAAATCCAATCTGTCCGGCTACGTCAGAAGATCGAACCTGCCGCATATATCCCAGCTTGTCGGATGCCCTCGGATGCGCGTCGCTAGAAGCAACAAAGCACCAATCCCGGAAATTGAATCCCGCGTTAGAACCGACAAGGAGAACCCGGTCATTCACAATTGCGTCTGCGGTTGCAAGCGCATTTGTTCCGCTATAGACGCCCTTTCGCTGAAAAATAGGCGCATTCATTGTAGCGATAATTTTACCGTCAACCGTAACAGCTGAAACCGCATAAGGCAGAACAATCGTTTTAGTGATATTGATTATCGCATCTGCCGGAACATGAATTGTTCCCTTACCTGCTGCGTCGATAAGAGTTAGCGCGTTATCAATCTGAGCTTCAGTACGAACCGAGTATACCCGAGGGAAAAGAGACTCAAACAGCTTGCGAGTATTGCTTTCAATGTTATTAACAACCCCTACGATAATAGGGTCGGTAACCGTAATAGTTGCGTTAATAACTTGCTCAACAGCTGCCGCCAAATCTTCAAGTACCTTAGTAGTAAGCGCCTGAATTTGCGTATTCTGAGCCGAAAGCTGAGCTGCGATAGCTGCGTTCTGCTGCGTAAGCTGCTCCGTAACTTCCGCATCCTGCGCGGCAAGCTGAGCTGCCACTGCGGCATTTTGCGTATCAAGGTTGGCATTAACCGCGTCGATAAGCTCGTCTACATTTTTAACCCATGCCTCAACCAGCGCCTTAAAACTGCCGTCAAGGTGAGGGATAACGTCATTTACCAAATACGCCTTAATGCTTTCAATCTCAGAGATATTAGTTGCATTATCGCGGAGCGTAAATGGAGTAATGTTTGTGTACTGAACGTTTGTCCAAGGATACGGACGAATAGCCGGAATTACGGGGCTACCGGGGTTAGGAATACTCATTAGTAATACAGTCCTTTTCTCTTAAAATATTCGTCGCCATTATTCCAGATTCCCATAAACAATTCGTTCAATTCGTCTATGATCATCATGTCAACATTTAGCAAAGTTGCTCGATAAGCCATAAGCAACTCATTAACGTTTCCCTGATAACCCTTCATTTCAGAAGTGCTATTAGTGTTCTCTTCGGCGCTTGTGTTAGAAGTCTCACTACCCGCCGAAACATTTTCGCTATCGCTTGTCGCATCTGCGGCCGCTGTGGCATAATCTTTATTTCCTGCAAGCAACATAGCAGGAGTTTGAGACTGAACCGTTCGGCTCCCTGCCTTACCGGTAGAGTTATTCTCTGATACCCCCGTAGCTTCTGCGGTTTGCGAGCTTTCCCCGGTAACAACTGTTCGCACATCTACTGTTACAAGCGGGTCAAACTCCAATTGAGTAGACTTGTAAAGCGCGTTGTAAATAGGCATAATCTCATGCATTTTTCGCTTCATGGCGAACTTAAACATAGAGATTGTTTCTTGCCCAATCTCTCGATTATGAAAATGATTGACAATTTTCTGATTCAAAAGCGGACGATAAACTGAAGTTCCGTCCTGTGCTCGATCAAAAATCGGGTAATCATTAAGTCCAATATTTGCGTAAGTAGGGGTATCACCTTCGGGATAAAGCTCTAGTACCTTCCACAGTTCAAGTGTGAACGTCGCCAATTTCATCCCCTCCTGCCTCATCCGGGAACAGCGGGCGGTTACTGTCAATGTCCGTATGGTAATCCACAGTAACCGGTTCGGTCAACAGCTCGGGCCACTTTCTCATAATCTGATCTGCTGCCTTCTGACGCCAGTTCAGATTAATTCGCCGAAAGTTACCAACTTGATCATCGTTTCCTTCTACCTCGCTAGCAACCAACCTTTCCTTTTTGTCCTGATTAGCGTTATTGATTCCAAGAAGCCCCATGAGGTTACCCCAAAACCTATCCCTAACGACACTAAGCCGCTCGATTTGTTCAGGGTGTACGCCCATATCCAGAACCTGAATAACTTTAGACAGCTCTTCCCCCATTTGCTTAGTAACACTTACGGAGAAATCGCCGTTTTCTAGCATTCGGTTAATGTTTTGAGCGGTCATCTGCATATTCTCATCATAAGCGAGAATTTTAGTATGTCGCGCTGCTTTTAGATTAATATCAATTGTGCGTTCTGTCTGAGCAAGTCGAGAAGAATAAAACTGCACAACATCATAATCCGGAATACGGAAAGCATTAGCCCAAACCGGAACTACTTGCCGCGCTGAAAGTTCCAAATTTCGCAAATGCTGAGGAAGTGTTCCCGTCTGCAAAGGCTGAAGCCGATATGAAAGCGGATTGTTATTCATATCATAACCGGTACCGGGGGTTGCCCGAGCTGCCAGAAGCATTCCAGTAACATTATCCTTAAAGACAATGACAAGCGCATGATTATAAAGCGTCACTTCCATAAATCGAGTATCAATCGAGTCAGGAAGGCCCTGCCAATTAAACCGATTTACGCAAAGTTCGCCCACAATCCTTTCAAGCATGGCTTGAATGTACTCAACCGTAACTTCAGCAGGATTATACGCCTGTCGCCCTCTCGCCCAGAAGGGCGTATACACGTCCTCCTGTACATGATCACGGCGCTTACTCACGGAGCCGCGTCCTCAACAATGACAGGTCCGCCGTCAATTCCAGTTGCCTGAACTGTTCCAACAATTTCAACCGATCCAACGGGATTAGCCGAAACAATAGCGGTATAAGCTGCCTTGTATGTTGCGAAATCCGCCACACTAACGGAAACAGAATCATCATTGTTACAAGCCTGAACAAAAGCCAGCGCCCGAGAAGGGCTGCGGGTTTCGATCCAGTTAGCAGGCGTTCCGGGAGAAGTACCGGCAAGCGCCCAAATGTCGCCTTCTGCATCAGTTGTCTTGTAAGTCAGCATTTTCTTTACCTTTTTCTTAACGGGAACTTCCGGCTCTAGTGGAGGTTCAATTTCAGGAATGGGCGGAGTGTAAGAATCAAGCTCAATACCGGGAATGATAGCATTATCCGCCCAGTCCGTCTGCCCAATGTAGTCAGGGTCGGCCCAAACGGTAACGCCCTTTTCAAAAATACCTCTAATGACTTGCTTAAATCCCTCGGGAATAGGGGCTTGCTTAATATAGGTTTCCGTAAGCTTCCAATAGGTAAACTTACTCATAGTCATAAGGTTAGGCGGAAGCATTGAGCTTCTGCGAACAGCATAGCCATATCGAAGCCAATATTCGCCAATAACTGCGATAGAAGCTTGATCAATCATTTTCCATCGAACGTTTAGCCCGAAGTTGTCGCTAAACAGATTGAGGTATTCCCCTCCCATTTGACCTGCAACAGAAGGCGGAGTCAGCGCGGTATCCTTTACTCTCGCATTCATTCCCGCAACAGCGTTTTCGTAATCACCCTTAGCGGCAAATTCTGCAAGTCCCCTGTTTGTGTCAGCAACATAACCGGCCTGATTGTTACCAATATCATTAATCCGAGAATTGTGAGACATTGTTCCGCTAGCGGATTCAACTGCCGCCCGCTGACTTGTGCCCATTGTGTACGCTCCCAGAAGCCCCGAACCCGCGCCACCCAGAAGCCCCACGGCGGCCCCGCCTGGGCCAGCTGCCAGCCCTGCCGCACCCGACAAGGCACTACCTCCTACGGCGTTAGCAAGCTGATTATCTCGGGCTAGCTGCTGAGCAATTCCCAACTGATTAGCAATGTTTTGGTTACCCGCAAAATTAGCTTCCTGAGAAGCTCCGATACCCGCTCGGGCCTGATCGTAGGAAGTCTCATAACCTCGCGTGGCCCTAGCCTGCGACCATTCTGCGGACTGATAACCATACGCAATGCTATGGGCACTACTCGCAAGCGCAAGAATTGCGCCGTTGTTGACAATTGCAAGCTTCGGGAGGTTGGTTACCTGAGTGATCAAATCCAGGTGATCCCCTCCGTCATACACGTAATTACCGCTAGTGCTAGCAGACGGTTCGCGCCTTGCGTTATATCCTGCGGGAGAAAACACAATCCTCTGCTCCGGAGGAAGCAAGGAAGGGATTTCACGGAAAGCCGCGTGAGGGCTATTCCATGATTCCGGCTTAAGGAAAATCGGCGTGCCAGTATTTGTGGTCGCCTCAATCATCATGTAAGGCGAAGTCCACAACTTCCGCAAGTGCCGATACCGCGTCGGAATGTAATCGTAAATTTCCTGAGCATAACGCCAGTTCTGCCAAACTTCCCGATATTGCACATTTGGCATTGACGCGGGAAGCGCTGCAAGAGAGCCAATCGAGTTTTTATCGTAGGAAATTCCCGGGAAGTATCGAGAAAGCTTAGGAATAACAGAAATCGAAAGAATGCCCTGTGTAACCCAAGGCTTTTCTTCCATTGTTCTCAGGAACGCCAAAAATTCATTTGCCCCGGGGAAAATGTAATATGCCGCTCCAGAAGGAATGCCAAGAAAGCGGCCGCCGCTAGCTGCGACAAGTCGCGGGTTGTTTCTATCTCCTGCGTCAGCATCTAACTTTACCGTGGAACAAACCAGAATGTCATACGTCTGACCATTCATTGCCTGAAGAATAAGACTATTCTTAAAAGCAACGTTTACATACTCGGAGCCTGTATCAATGCCTTCGGGAACCGTAAGAAAGTCACGCCCGTTGTTTCGGAAATGAGCCTGATTAGCAATCCCAATGTGTCCCCGCTCAATGTAGCAACGCCCAAACTGAACCTGTCGAATAAAGGTTTGGAACACGTCAAGCTGAACTGTTAGCTCCGTGTTGTGCGTTGCGACGTATCGCGTGTTAGTAATGAAATAATAGAGATAGCGGGGAATATCCGCCCCGCCGAAAGACTGACCCTTATTGAAAACTCGCACGTAATTGAACCGGCTTGCGAGGTTGTAAGGAAGATCAATCTGAATCGGACGATCAACGGGAGCATACATAGCTCCCGTAATTTTTGTATTTTCGCTGTCGTGTTCGTCAATGTACGAATTGAGAAGCTGCGTACTATCGAACCAAACAACGTCACGATAATCATTGTTCCAAGGAACATTAGTCAAAGTAATAGCGGTATTTGCCGTCCACTGCCAGTAATTGAAATCAAGTCCAAAATCGTGTTCTAGCGGAGGATCTGTAATCTGATTAGGCATGTGCAACCTGTCTATATGCGGATACCGGGGAGAGCCGTTAAGCCCTCCCCGGTATCCTATCGTACTTACGGAGCGGGAGCGAACGTCCACGCCTTGACAGCGTCAGCCGGAATTTCAAACCCGGGCCGCGCTACAGCGTCAAAGTCAGTTTCCACGCCGATTTCATGCGTAGAACCGTTGTTGACGTTCACGCCTTCCTTACGGTACTGGACGCCCTTGACGCTAGGAATCGTCACAGTGTCGCCCACATGAGAGGGCTCAACTGGCACAACTTCAAGCACTCCATCTGCATCTGCGTCAGGAGTCACGCCGGGGTTAGGCCAGTAGTTAACCAGCGCTCCGGAAACGGTCAAGTTGCGCGTTGCGGTAATCGTGTTATCCGCAACAGCAATAGCCGTAATCGTGATAGTGGCGGCAGAATCGTTAACTGCCGTATGAAGCTCGCCCGTATTCTCAATGAAGGAATAAACGGACTTGAACCCATCAACCGTAAACCGCACAGCATCAGGCGCGTTGTCATTCGTTCCGCTGGAAACGATGTAGCTGCCACCCCGGACAATCTTGTCAGCGTCAATCACGTTACCGTTGGAATCGGTAACCGTGATCGCGTCAACAGACGACACGGGGGCCATTTCAATCATTTCCTCTACCGTGCCCTGCCCAAGCGTAAACGCAATGGCCGGAACAAAGCGCGACACGGAGTAAATGCCGTCGTGGTGGAGGAACCAGTTTTCGTAGCGACCTGCCGGATTAGGCTGGGAAGCGGTATCAAAATAGGTATCCGCACAAACAAAGAAATCCTTAGTGGTAAGGATTGCCTGAATGTCGGCGCCGTGACCGAAGAAAAATTCCTCCGGAATGGTCTGCACCTTGTAGGGAATATCGCCATACTCAACATTAAAGAGAGCTGCAAGCCCCTGAACGTCAAGCTTCGCCTTAATCTTCGGCGTAACAAACAGCGTCAAATCATCCTTGTCTGCAAAGACAGGCATATGAGCTGCATTGTAACGCTCGGAGAGATAGGGCAGGATTTCAGCGTACTCTCGGAGAAGTTCCAGAAGCGCCTTAGAGCTGTCCGCGTTGGTAACGGGATCAATGTGAATCTTAAAGAATCCGCCGTTGTTCTCGTATTCGCGGAACAGGTTGGACATAATGAGGAATTCATCCCAGTTGTCCGACGTTCCCGGCGCTGCCATGAGCTTCATTGCGAAGTCAGAAAGTCCTGTAGGAGAAAGGAAAGCGCGCTTCAGTACCGGGTGATCAACCGTCAGAGCATACATATTCTCGCGGTTAATCGTGTGGTAATTGCTCTGAACGTCAATACCATGACGCCCGAAGTTTGCCTTCTCGCCATAAGCGCGACGCGGGTCGTAGGTGTGCGCCTTGATAAGGCCAACCTGGTATTCCTCAATGCTCTCGCCGTATTCAAGCATTCCCAGCTTGTAAGCTGCGAGCACATTCTGCCAAGAGTTGTTACGGGCAATAGTCCGTCCAACCTTGTTAATCAGCGTCCCTGCAAACTCGTTATAGTTCGGCTGATAATTCGTAATAGCGCGAATAGAAGCCTGGAGGTTAGCCTTCGTCGGCTCGGGAACCCGTCGCTGGAAATCGGAACTTCCATACTGCCACGCCTTAGCGATAATCTCAGAGTTAGGAGTCTGAGGGTCCCAAGGCGTAATTTGAAGAGTGGGCATTTAGTTTATCTCCTTAGTTAGAAAACACTTTGTCAAGGTCATCCGGCTCATCATTGTCTGACGTTTCCGGCGTTTCGTCCTCTTCATCCGCGCCCTCTTCAGGAGTAACTACGGAAGGAACCTGCGTCAGCAGGTCATAATTATGAGCCTTCAGCTCATTAATGGTCTGATTAGCCACTGCAAGGTCAGCTTCCAGAACTGCAATCTTCGCGCTAGCTCCGCCCATATCTTCATCATATGCGGCAGAAATATCGTCGGTAAACGTTTCGGGATAGGCGACAGAAATGCCGTCCTCCCCTACGCCCAGCGAACTAAGCGTATCGTGAAATCGTGCCATGTGCCTTTCTCTCTTTCTCTTTATGATCCAAGCAACCTGCATAAAACAAACGGAGGCCAGCCGGTTAAGACTGACCTCCGTTCTAGTTGGGCACCCGGCAAGCGGATTCGGCAGGTTGCACCCTCATGCTACCACGCCCACGTATCACCGTGTGCAAGAAAACTCAATGAGTTTCCGACCTACTAGGTTTCGGTCTATGGCAGGGTAGTCCGCTCCGCTACATCCGGTAGCCCTACGGACACCCTACCATAGTTCCCGCTACTTCGCGGCGGGCTTCTCAGCTCGCTTGCGCGGACCGCTTTCCTGAAGCGGGAAGAGCTGGAAAACGAACTTGACTTCTCCCGGCTCCCCTGCCTTCGCCTCTCGAACCGTGATCTGCTCCTGAATGCGGGCCGTCATGCCGTTAGCCCGCGCGCCTTCCTGAACGGCTCCCTTCTCGCCCGTGAGGCCGAGAACCTTACCGGTAGTCTCAGAAATGCGAGTCTCCGCCTTGACGGCGAACACGGTTCCAACCTTAACGCCCTTCAGGTCTGCGATGTACGGGTTGACCTTTGCGGGCTTCTCGTAGTTCTCGACGATTTCGATTCCCATGATTTCTTCTCCTTAATGTCTGTGGCAACCTGCCAACAAAAGTAAGTGTATCACATCTTCAACGTGTAGGGCACATCTTCTAGAACAACTCCGCCAGAAACAGAACGCGGTTGCAACTTGCCGTGAATCACGTTGCCGTCTGTCATGTGCTCAAAAGTCAACTTCTCTTGCTCCCGCTGCGGAAGCCCGGCCCATGCGACGTGATACGCCCGTACATGCTTGTGATCTTTCTGGCACCCCTCATTACACGGGGAGTCCACGCCCCTTTTCTTTTCAAGATACGCCTTCGGGCGAACGTACCATGCCTCACTAAACGCATATTCAAATTTCCAAGCGCCCAGCTCGGAAGGGTGCACGCGCAACCCGTTAAGCGCGCCCTCCCACTTGCTTGTTAGGTCTGCGGGAAATTCGCCGATCAAATGCAGAGAATCGGTATCAGCATAAGCGAACACGTCATAATTTTCCTGAGCTGCCCTCACGGTCAAATCCCGCGCCCATGATGTAACAAATACTCCTACTGCGGTATAAACGGGAGGTTTCTTTTCATCCGGGCCTGTAACGAACCTAACCTTTCCATCCTCAAGAATAGGAATCTTGCCCGTGACATTGGGGTTAGAAGCGAACTTTCCATAAAGACTATTCAAATGGAGTTTAGCAATTTCTCGCTGCCCTCCAACAGAGTTAGCCTTTACTTTCATCCATTTGTCAATATAAGTCTTAAACAGCCCCGTAGCTGCTCGGAACTTCCATCCTCCGCCCCATGCGAGAACGTCAATATCGTAATGATCTTTGTACAGCTCCCAATCAACATTAGTAACCATAAGGGTTGTAGGCTCTGAAATTTCTTTAAGGTATTCCGTTCCTCCGAAAATGGATGAGCCTTTGATCTGAATGCAAGGGATGTGGTTTGCCTTCAGTTTTGCTGTAAACGTGACACTGAAGATTGTTAGTGGTCTACGTTCTGTAGCCTCAACTTTTCCATCTTCCCATTCTGGCTCTCCGTAGGGCAAAATGCGGTCATACATAATATAGGGATACAGACTGTTTACATCTAGAACAATTCCGCAACTAAGTTTACGTTTCATAAAGCGCTCATCTGCGTAAGTAAATCCCCCGCGATAGGCACGCCTAATTTCACTATCCATGTCATCTGACAAAACAGGAAACATACGGCTGAAATACTTATCGCCTACAAGCCGCTTATACTCCGCCAAAGAGTCACTAGCAACAGTAAGCTTTGTCATTCCACTATCAATAACCTCCCGTAGAGCTTTAGCAACAATTGCTACATCTCTAGAGAGGTAATCTAATTCATCTTCAGTAGGCTCATAACCCACAGGTCTAAAGGAATGATAGTCAATATCGCCCTTGCTCATATCAAGCTTGAAAGCTTCTGCAATAGCACGAACAGGCATATTGATTTTCTTGAGACTGTCCCTAAATTCCGTTGAGCCTCCGCCATACCAGCGCACATTAACGGAATACCATTTATTCATCCCGCTAATGAGCGTACTAAATTCTCCGGGGTCAAGTCGTCTTTTTCCTGTTACGTGTCGATAGCCATTTTTGAGTAGCCAATCAACAATAAAATGACCATCGAATTTAAGGTTGTGAAAGTAGCAAACTGATTCCTGTTTCTTAAGATACTCGATAAAATCATCTATCGACCTACCCCAATCCATACCGTCAGGATCGCTAAGCGAGGAAATCCCCCACACCCACACGCGGCAATCGTCAGGGTCAGTTGTAGTCTCGAAATCGGCTACATAAATAGCCCGCGCTTTCTTAGCGACGCTTCCGGCTGGCCGGTCTCTTTTCAGGTACGTTCGCTTGCGCCCAGTTAACTGCGTCGATAATGTCGTCCCTTGCATCTTCATGTACCCTGTCTTGTGCTGCGGATGCCCCGCCAGTTGCTAGAAGCTGGATGCGCTCATAATCTCGGGAAAGATCGGTTGCAAAGCTTCCGTAATTCCAGAGAATTTTAAATTGGTCATCTGTAAGAGCTTCAGTAGCATTGCGGATTTTCTCATCCCCAATTCTTTCAACCATCCCTTTCATTTCCTTACGCTGCCGTGCAATCTCTTCCGGCTCATAATTACGCGACACCTGCCGCAAACGATGAGCTGTCAACTTACGCAACGCTTCCGGGCTATCCACTTGCTCCGGACGAAGATTAACCGGCTCATAAATACGCTTAACCGCTTCGCCTGCCGCCCTGCGAACGCGCGGGTTAGTAGGGCGCATAGAAGCATCTCGCTCTGCAACACTCTGATTAGAATTAGGCAAAATCAAATTTTCAACCTTACCGTACTGACGCTTTCCGATACGGTTATAAGTTTGCTCGGGTTTCTTGTAGGCTCTCCACTCGGTAACCGGAACAAAACCATTAGCTAGACGGGTAAACTGATTACCTCTACTTGTGAAAGCGTTAAGCTCTCCCAGGTAATTAGTCAGTTGTTGCCGGGTGTAGCGCCCGATTTTGGAAGTATCCCGGCGCGGGTCGTATGACGTTCCGGTAACCTCAATACCTTTAGCGGCTAACCGACGCGCCTTTGCGTTAGCTGCCTGCTGTCTCCGCCGTACCTCAGCTCGGAGATTATCAAGATCACTCATCAGTTACCGGCTTATACATAGGACACCAGGGCAGGTGCTTTCCTGCCGCAATTTCAGCGGCACACAGACAAATATCCATCATTCTCCTATAGCTGCGAAAGCGGGCGGCACCCGTTTGGAATGCCGCCCGCCAGGGCGTTTAACCTCCGCAAATGAGGTACTACAATCCTGAGCTACTTAGCCTCAGGAAGCGTGAGCGAGATAAACGACCGGTTGTTGCCGCTAGCGCGGAGCTTCGGAACAACCTTCAGCCCCTTACCCCAAAAGCCGGTACGCGGCTCACCCATGATCACCATAAGATCGCGGACGCTATCCGCAACCGTAGGAGAGTTGGAAGCGTAAGCCTTACCATCTTCTGCGATAAGGGTCGTCACCAGACGCTCAGTAACAAGGCCGTTATCGTCTGCGAACTCCGCAGGACGGACGATCACGTCAACAACCGTAATCTCCGTGTTAACGGCATCCTTCAGGGAAGCGGCGTTACTAACCGCACCATAAAGGCGCGCTGCCTCTGCGGCATTAGTGGCCTTAACGGACGAATATCCGCCAGAAATGATGTCAGCAGAGTTGTTCTGAGTTGCGATTTCAGTAGACATAATTTTCCTTCAGTTCAGTAATGTGATGGATGATATCATATAGATACCGCGGAAGATACAGGAATCGAACCTGAAAGCTTCTGCTTCAATCCGCTTAGCAAGCGGTTACATTCCCAGAATGTATTATCTTCCCTAAGCCACATTCGATCAGCGGGCTAGACTGACAGGGTATGTCATATTTATTAAGCAGTATTCTACTGCCCCTGTTTATTCAATTGTATTATCCGGCTACTCACCCGGCTCAGGGGTTTCGGCAGGCTTTCACGCGGTATCTCAACATGCGGCAAGTAATTTCCGAATGGATTATTTCACCCACACTGAGTTACGTCAGCTCGGTTATTACTTCCGCGTATCCCTTTCGGGTACTCTGCAAGTATGACACACTCACACATAGACAGCTATGCACGATACCTACAAAGATTCCGCTCCCCTGCACCCCACACCCTTTGTAGGAAACCTACAACACACCCCGCCCGCATGATACCACACAACCCGCAACTGTCAAGGGTGTGTCGCCATTTTTGGGGAAACCTACAAATGTTGGCGGCC